TTGTCGATGCTGCCGGTGGGCTTGGCCCTGCTACAGCGACTGTAACAAGCGTGGCGTCTGCTGCGACTTCGACGTCTATTATTGCGGCAAACACGGCGCGACGAGGGCTATCGATAAGCAATACAGACGCCAATATTCTTTATCTGTTGCTAGGCGGTGGCACGGCATCTGCAACCAACTTTACGGTGGCCATCGGCGGGGCTACGGCAACGGCTATCGGCTATTACGAGGTGCCGTATGGCTTTACGGGTGCAATCACCGGCATTTGGGCGGGCGATGGCACGGGCGCGGCACTCGTTACAGAGTACACCTAATGCCCCTGATGACCTTCTCGCAAGGTCGAGCGATTAACCGGCGTCGTGACGGGCTTATATCAATGCCATTTTCGGCTGCTGATGGTATTCCGCCGGATACCTTAGCGCTGAATTTTCTGACCGGCACATATGAGGTTAATTCCACTCCGGTTACACTCACTGATTACGTCACCTGCACTCGCGCAGGTGTAGCGACATACGTTAATTCTAGCGGTGTTGTTACCGATGCTTCGGCCAATACGTTGCGCTTCGATTACGCACCAAATGGGGGTGCTTTACGTGGCATCTTGATTGAAACCGGACTTACCAACCAGATGATACGTACGGAGGAGTTTAGCGACGCTTCATGGACTAAAGTGCGATTAGCGACGACCGCTGATACTACAACATCTCCGGCAGGCACGATGACTGCTGACAGATGCTTATGCAACGGCACTGGCGGGGGGATGTATATCGAGCGCAGCAGCTCATCATTCACAGGCGCAACTTTCACTGCATCGGTATGGATTAAGAAAGGATCCGGCGATTGGGCCGTTATATCGATGTATAACGGGGCGAACAGCCTCAACCAGTTCTATAATGTTTCAACAGGGGCAATCGGTTCAAGGTCGAACGGCGGTAACTACACATTCACCGATGCGACCATCACTGACTACGGTGGAGGCTGGTTCCGCTGCACGTTGACGATAACTCGTCCAGACACGACAGCCTCTAGCATATTTTCTGTGTATCTCGGCACCACTGCGGATGGAGTTTATAGCTGCACAAACGGCGTTAGCGAAGGCTTTATCTGGGGCGCGCAACTAGAGGTGCAAGGCATCGCCACAAGCTACGTTCGCGCATCGGCTTCTGCTGTAGCGCGGGCAAGTGATGTTGTCACCATGACAGGCACGGATTTTTCGGATTGGTATAATGCCAGCCAAGGGACGTTTGTTTCTAATTTCATAGCAAGAACAACAATTGGCCATTTACTTTCTGCCAACGATAACACTGCTAACGAAGCGATTTTTTCACGTTTTAATGCGGGCGTAAATAACTTGGTCGTGACAGATGGGGGGGGTTACGCAAGCCGATATTAGCACTGCCGCATATACTGTTGAAACTGCTCAAAAGGTCGCTGCTGCTTACCAAGCAAGCAATTTTGCAATATGCCTTAATGGTGGGACCGTAGCCACTGACACTAGCGGCACGGTGCCGACAGTGGATAGGTTATTGATTGGCGGGCAAGCTGGCGCGTCAACGTACCTTAATGGCTATTTTATGTCGCTTGATTATTATCCATCAAGGATAAGCAATAGTTCAATGCAGGCGGCAACGACCTGATGCCCCTGTTTAATCCATCAACGTCTGTCGATACAAGCGGCTGGGGTGCTTATGTCAACGGCGCTGCCCCGCAGGCTATATTGGCTAACACAAAGGTGTCGTTGGTCAATAACGCGGCGACAGTTATCGAAACGCAAAAGCCGCCCGATGTTTCCAGCTTCTACACGGCGGGAAAGATAACCGGACGCAATGGCGACGGGGTTATTATCGGTATCGAATTGACGTTTACACCATCAACCGGGCTTGCGTCTTACTTGGCCATATCGATCGACATTGGCGGGGCTGTGGGTGAGATTTACCCTATAGAGTTTCCAGCTATCAACGGCGATGGTTTTGCCCACCTGATAAGCTATTCCGTCGGCGCTTATACGCTGGACACTTGGCAGGCAAACGGCGGCACGGTTAAGGTTGTATCGGATGGGCCGGGTTTGATTAGCACGGTTCGTTATGTTATCCAGCGTTCGCATAAGGCGGTATAATGGCAGACCCGAACGGCTTTAGTGATATTAGAACAAGGGTTGCGGCACTAGAGGACGCACCTCCCGGCAGCGCATCATGGGGTGGCATCACTGGCACATTGTCAGCACAAACCGACCTGCAAACCGCATTGGACGCAAAGCAGGCAGCGGGCAGCTATCAGCCGCTTGCAACAGTTCTCACCAATACCACGGCAAGCTTTACCACTGCCAAGGATATCTTGCTGGCAAACCAATCTGGCGTAAACACAGGCGACCAGACAAATATTAGCGGCAACGCAGGCACGGCCACGGCGCTGGCAACGGGCCGCACGATAGCGATAACGGGTGATATTGCGTATACCAGCCCTGCGTTCAACGGAACGGGCAACGTAACGGCGGCAGGGACGCTGGCGACGGTCAATAGCAATGTCGGCACATTTGGCAGCGGTTCGCTTGTTCCTGTCATTACAGTGAACGCCAAGGGGCTTGTAACGGCGGTCACTACTGCGGCGGTTTCAGGTGGCGGTGGCGGATTATCACAGCCGCAAGTTATGGCAAGGAATTTGGGATGCTGATTTTAGCACTTACTACAGACACAATCGAAGTTGTTTTAGGCGGTGCGCCCGTCACGCAATTGCCGGTGATTGCCTCATATAGGGATATTACCACATCGGATTACACGCCGGGGCGGCAAGCGGTTACAACTAGCGGAACAACGCCAGTTGTTGCGGTGTCTGCACCGGATGCATCCACGCAGCGCGTTATTGACTTCATCAATATCTACAATCCGAACGTCGCCAACGCAACGGTAACTGTGCGCCTAGACCTTAACGGCACAGAATATATTTTGACGTCCGTTACCTTGGCGCAGGGTGAGCGACTGGTCTATCAGGAAGGTATTGGCTGGCAGGTATTCACGATTGCGGGCGCTTTGAAGAACAGTCTGAATCAAGGAACTAACGCAGTGGCTTCCGGCGACAGCATTGTGATTTTGAGTGCAGACGTCACCAATAACAATGCGGTGGCAAATACGATTGCAAGTGTAACCGGCCTGCAATTTGCAGTCACTTCTGGACAGCGATATGGGTTTGAATTTTATATCCGTTACACAGCGGCAGCAACCACGACAGGTTCGCGTTGGTCAATCACAGGCCCAACGACCGACGAGTTGATATACACATCTCAATATTCGCTTACGACTACGTCCTCAACCTTCATTGAAGGTTCGACGGCTTACGATTTGCCCGCTGCTTCTAACGCTTCAAGCGCGGCGACAGCAGGTAACTGGGCGTATATTTCAGGCATACTGCGACCGACTACCAATGGCGATGTTGTGGCCCGATTTGCCAGTGAAATTGCATCAAGCGCAATTGTGGCTAAGGCAGGGTCTTATGTAAGGTATCGTGCGCTATGACGCTTGTTTCTGAAATTATAACTGATGCTTTTCGACAGAGCAATCTTTTAGCTATTGGTTCTAGTCCTACAACTAACCAACAGACTGAAGCATTGCGGTATGTCAATCGTATCGTAATGTCAGTGCTTGGTAACGAGGCTGGCGAAAACCTAGAAGCATTTCCTCTCGGTGGCAATAACATCGAAGCACCTTCTGGCTATCCGTGGTACGGAGAAGAGCCGTGGGGTGATTGGTATATGCCAATGAACAAGCGAGTGATGCTGAACCTTACACAGGCAGCAACCATTCCATTACATCCGATGCCTTCTGATGGCGCTCGTTTTGCTGTTGTAGACACTAGTGATAATGTTGCAACCTTTAATGTTACCGTTCAAGGTAACGGTCGTACTATTGAAGACCAAACAACTTTGACACTGAACACTGATGGTATCAATCGTCAGTGGTTCTATCGTCAAGACCTTGGTAACTGGATGCGTATAACAGACTTAGAACTGACAGACGAGTTTCCATACCCAATTGAATTTGACCAGATGTTTATCACGTTGCTAGCCATGTCGCTGAACCCAGCATATGGTGCAACTATTGACGCTCAAATTCAAATGTTGTTTAATCGCAGTCGTACCCAGTTCAGGGCACGCTACCACAACACTATTCAAACCAATGCAGAACACGCTTTGCTTCGCCTCTCTGGAGTATACGGCAACTCACGCTACTATGCATACAATTATTTGTCCGACCCTGAAACAGTATTTGATAGAGGTTATCCATGGTAAAAGTTAGTTTTTCACCAAGAGATTACCGCAGAGGTGTTCCTATTAGGGTATCTGTTCCAGTGCTATCAAAGCTGTGTAATTCGTTTTCACTTACAAAGAAAAGAGAGTCGTTAAAAACACCTTGTTCACTAAAGACACCTCGAATAGGCCCTGGCCCGCTTTCTAATAGTTTCTTAGCGCCAGGCCGAGCTATAAGAGCAGAACCGTCTTCTGAAAGAACAGGGTTCTCTTCATAGTATCTATTTTCAAGAGGAAGGTACGCTTCGTTAGGAACACCTCTGCGATAATCTCTTTTGCTAAAGCTGATACTTACCACGGATGCCGCTACTGTACCTCTTTATCCTGTGCCTTGTGACGGTGCCCGATTTGCAGTTGTCGATACGTCTAACAACTTAGCTACGTACAACTTAACTGTACAAGGCAATGGTCGAACAATCGAAGGTGTTACAAGTCTGGTTTTAAACACAGATGGCCTTGTTCGTCAGTGGTTTTTCCGAGAAGACCTCGGCAACTGGATGCGAGTAACAGACTTAGAATTGACAGATGAATTTCCATTCCCTGTAGAATTCGACCAGATGTTTATTACTTTGCTGGCAATGTCAATGAACCCTGCATACGGGGTCATGATGGATGCACAGTTGGCTAATCTGTTCAATCGTAGTCGTACGCAATTCCGTGCACGCTATCATAACACTATTCAAACCAATGCAGAACATGCCTTGCTGCGCCTTTCGGGAGTGTATGGTAACTCTCGTTATTACGCCTA